TGGCTTCCTGTGCCCCTTAGGGCATCTCGTTAACAAGAGTTAACGCATCTTTTATAGACGAACAGGATAGTTGAATCCAGACCATAGGGCAGGTCTTGATTAGTGGAGCCACTATTTATCGCATAGCTGCGGAGATTTTTAAGTAATCTCAACCTAAACTGTTAGGTTACTTTGATCAGTGAGTCTGATCAAAAACTATCATTTTATCGCTTTTGATGTGCGTAACATACGGTTTAACCTCTCTTCTTACTAATTATTAGATATATATATATAGATAAAATCGACAAATCAAAAAACTTTTCACAAAATTGCGCTAATAAGTTTAAGACCTGTCCCTATTTTCCTACCTACTTCTAATACACCAGTAAGCTGTTTACCGATATCTCCATTAATCACCTCTGGTAACATCTACCTGACCTCCTAAAAGAATTTTTACATGTGGTCAGTAGTTAATGATGGTGATTTTGGTGGAGACCAAGCTCCGAAAGGGAGTGTTGGAATATACTCCACATGGGTTACAACTTCGATCCTAAAACTGTCGGTAGTTGATATACCATTAAAAAGAACCCACATCTAGTTTCTATAAAAAGCATCGCCTGTAACTTAATCACTATTAATCCCTGCTTCACCAAAGATAAATATGTTATCAATCGGATCTAAAGGTAACCAAATTAAATCTGTTCCATCAGCACCTATTCCTGAGACGTTTATTTCATAACTAGTAGGGTATTACCTCAAAATGGTTGGGGATGGTAAAGGAACCAACCCGTAAGCCTTATCATGTTAATTTCCAGGTAATGTTCCTAAGGTTAGAACTCCTGATCTGTTAATCTACTGGCCTGTAGAAAATATTCTTATACCAGTAGCTATCGTTCTTGCAGTAACCCACCTTTTATCTGTACTACAAAAATCCTGTGAACTTAAATCGACGGAAGGCGTGTTCACACTTCCTCCTCCAGCCAGAGGATGAAGATACACCTAATTCGGGAAAGTTACTGTCGAAGCATTAAATGAAATATTTGAAGTTGTTCCCGGATTTCCAACGTTATTCACGTTGAACCATGCATATCCATTTGTTACTTGCTATTTAGCAAATGCGTGTGGATTAACGCAAATGGAACCAAAGGTGGTTCCCGGAATAAAATCATATTCTAACTTATATTTTAAAATTGATGTCGGTTAGAAATATGAAGAAGGAGCCCTAACTGTTTCTTAGTCAAAAGGAGATAAAACCATTTTCTTATAAGCGTCATAAGAACCTTATAATTTAAATTAGTCCCTATACCCTCCATTTTAATAATTATCCTTCTTAGAGTTATTTCTAAAATCACTTATTTATTTAGAAATATTCTAATTTAGGGCTCGGGCCATAAGACGATCACGCTCACTCTGTATCTATCTATTATTCGCAGAGATCTGACTGTTCTTCTTAGATTTGAGCTTGTTTTACATCTGAATGCTCGAAGATAACGATTTCGGTAAATTTACAGTTACCGTCTTACTCTTTCCTCCTTGGTTTGGGTTTTTAGTGTTGTTTTTAGGAATAATTTTGTTTTTTACAGTCTTGACTTATCAAATCTTACCAACACAAAACATCATAAGATCTTCTAAAAGATCTTAATTATTGTTTTATGTTTTCCTCCTACCTACCTTCACTCGGTTTGATAGATAAATAAAACTACTGATCATAACAACATCCTCGTACCTCAGTATGATGAGGGAGTTTACGCCACATTCTATAAAACAAGCCTTAACACTTCATATTCGCATCCGTGTTATACTTATAATTTGGAGAATCACGATAAATATTCTCATCCCCTTATTTCAGTGACTAATTTAATTCAGAATAATCATTATAACTTAAACCAGTCATTATCGACTAAATGGTTTCTTATGATTATCCTTATAAATCTCCCATATTTGCTGAAACTTCTTTAAACATGTGTTCATCAAATGGAGTAGAGTGGTCAGAATATTATAACTACTTATATTAATTTCCGACGTATGTCTCATGTTATTCTGAGACTTATAGTGGACAAAGACTTTAACTCACTTTTGGATGATGAGTTAAATAAGATTTTAAAAATTCCATACCTGATCCACTAAGGTAAATAGAATTTGATTAGGATTATTTCAATTACTCTACTCTATCATAATAGTATTTAAAACCATTCTAATACTAAAAAGTAGAATCCGAATACGTTTAAGTAACAAAAATTCTAGGTAAGTTTCGAAACAATCTAATACCATAATTTTTATCATATAAACCATTCAGACTCAAAAAAGAAAAGTATTTATCTGAAACTATTAAACCTTTAGTTACCTATCCCAACCCATGAATTGATTACGACTTATCGGTAGTATAAACCCGATAAAAATTCCGCTCAAATTTTTAAACATCTTCCGATTCAATGATACCCAAAACATCGTCTCCACAAACGAATAACGAATAATTAGGTATGCTAGACAAATAAAAAGAATACTTCAAATAGAATATTACACGTAACGTATTCCCGAAGGTAGTCCTAGTGGGATGTCCTGAAAAAACAGTACCACATAATTGGGCCGATAAAACTTTCTTCTTATCATCAAATCCATTAACGTAAGCATCATCTGACAAAACCATATTTCTGATCCTATTCCTCTATTCAAGAGTGATCCAATGCTCTTAATCTAAAATCCGATCAACAACTTTCGAGATTAAGTAACTATCCACTCCAGCTATCAAACTCTGGTGCTATCTAGAATCATGCGCATCTCCATCATTTGATAAAAAAACAGGGTTTTTATACTTTATGTATTCGCGGTTAATGGACTCCTCTTTAGTTTTCAAATCCATGTCTCCTATAAAGTGAGGACATACTCGTTTCAGATTTTTCTTACAATTATAAGCAATCCATCCTCCATATACTTTCAAAAAGCCAGACGGGTTAAAAATATTTCTTGATCTCTTACTGGTAGGACATTTTCCAGAACTTATATGATATTCACCACTTTTTACGAAAATTTCATAAGTTAGATCTTATCTTAAAATCCGATTTGAGATAACTTAATGTTTGAATTATTCGAGATATGTACGGTAAGTCTTACATTTTTTCGGATCTACTTCATGGACATGATCCATATATGACTCTAAAGAATGTAACTCAAAGTTATCAAGAAAGTCTTTAGTAAAATCAGATTCTTTAAAATATTCTAAGAAATCTGCTTTGATTGATGAATCAGGTTACGTAACACCACCTCCTTATCTTCCAATTAAACCCCCCATAAGATTCAAAACACACCTATCATAAGCCCATAGGTCGACGTCTACATTAGTCTTCAACATCTGTGTTTTTGGATATACTTTTCCACATGAACAACTCTACTTATAAAAATCATATAACTCTTTTGGTGTGCTAAAATCAATTTATTTTCCATAATAGTCAAAAAACTTCATAATCGGAATTGACAAAAATGACCTCTTAGTAAAGTCATAATATTTCAAATCTTTCTGATGAATGGAAATATGCTCATCATGACCTCTAACTCTTACTCCTCCGGGTTAATCTATCAGCTTCATCATCAAATGGAACAATCTATGACAAATTTCAATTAAAGTATCTTTTAATACCTAAGGATCTATTTATAACTTAATCATAGCAACATAACCGAACATCACCAAAATAAAAACAGATAAAACGGAATGTATAAGTCTTGCAATAAAGTAGACGTCTATCTTGTACCAAATTTTTCGGTACCAGGGTCCAATTATCATATCCATCTACTCATCGACTGCAATCTAGATGTATTCTTCCTTCTTTAAACGATCCATAACTTCACCATAGACCAAGTTAATCGAACCTATGGAAGTTCGAGCCAATTATTACATCTTGGTAATTTCACTAGCTAAATGAAACTCATCTAATAATTCACCAAAAGGGTCATTGAAATCTCGAGATCCTTGATGGGCAGTGGTGTATGGGGTAGAATTTGCTATAAGAGCTTACATTTTCGCGTCTTAATCTTATTAATTTTTATAGCTCATAGCAACAGATTTTTCATGGACTTTTGACAATATTGATGAACGAATAAATTTATAACCAAATAAAACACCGTTCATAGATTTAGATTCATAATATCTAATTCTCCGGGTAGAAAGAATGTTATTAGTAATCAAATCTTCTTCATATCCCTATGGTAAATAATAATCCACAAAATCCAATACATCTTCATGTCGATTAATGCATGGTAAATCATATAAACAAATTAATTACACATTATAACCTATATTAATGTAATAATGTTTATAATCCTCCATCATATCGAAGGAAACCCTTTTCACCACCGGTAGAGTAATTGCTTTCCCATTTGAAACAATTTTTGCTCTAATTCCTTCTTTCTGTCTATAATCAATCTTATATTTAGACCATGAAAGAGGTGAAAACACTGACGTAGTCAAATTTTCTTCTTCTTAAACTTCTTCTAAAGAAACACAACCAAGTCCTTTATACAAGGACATAACATTATATTAATTTAGAACATTAATACCTAGAAGCCCAGTAATTGGTAAATTTTCAATCCATAATGTATCGTCAGTACCCTCAAAGTCAGCACCTTAATGAGGGGTATTAAATGCTAATAGTTCTGATGGAATCTTTATTGGGACGTTACCACGATTCTTAAAAACTAGTGATTTTTCGGTATATCCAGTACCTTTACGAAATACGAATTTAAATTACCGAACAACATGTTTCAAAAAGATTATCAACCTCTATTCTTATGTATACTGAAAAGGATGAACCACAAAACTTCTAATTGAACCAAAGACGAATCTCACACAATTATATGCGGACAGTGAGACATAATCAAATACTTTATAAGTAATTGAAGGAAAAGAAAGAGCGAAAGTAATAACAATTAGCATAAGCACTATTTTTGACTACTCAGCAATTAATTCATAAATAGATTACAGGATATAAAAGAATCGACTGAAAAGATCTAATTGTAAATAAAATGACAAAGCACAAAATAGCACAAAATAACCAACCAAATTAGCTTGATCGCATGGAATTTTTGTTGAGGAAAGAGATGGAATTCTAAACATCTCGTAACAGAATGAACTATATTCAGATAAAGTTCTCATCCATTCTGTTTTAGGAGCATGGTCATAAAGAATAGGATCTTATATTTAATCATGCTCTACCTAAGGTTCCTACAGAAGTTCAACAGATTTTTCTAGTTCTTCTTCTAATATAACTCCTTCTTAAGGTAAAATTTTAGAAGAAGGAATATCTATAAAAGAAAGAAAGTCCATCATTTCTTAGTTTATTGGCTCAGATATTTATTCCTCAGAAGGATTCTCAATAGCTTCAGGAATAACCTCTGTCTTAATTTCATCGACAACAGGTTTTATAAGTTAGTAAAACCCGGTAACATAACAATGGGCAGATCTTACTCCTAATTTATTAACTTTAAGCATGTTAATAATTTATGGTTTTCCTATTACTTTCCCAGTAGCTTCTTCAACATATTAAATATCTACTTTATTTACTGAGGTTTTTTATTCAAAAACTGGCGCTATTGGTGTATCTGGGTAGAGAATTTTAAATGTGTTCAAACATTACTCCATCGTCATACTCTCCACCTCCTCACGAGGATAGTGTAAAGATAACAACCCAACAACAAAACAGATTCCATCTTATGATAATCTGCTTTTCTATGGACAGGACCACACTCGGGTAATGGTTCCTGTACAATCAGTGAACTTACATTCAGTGAACATTTGTGGCTTATAACTGTCAACGGGTTTAACAATTCCTCGATCTCGTGGATCTCTTTGTTAATCTTCTTAAGTCAAATCTTATTTCTTATTAGCAGAAGATTTATTCACACCCTATTTTTAATCCCCTTTATTTTACGCATTAGGGGAAGATTCAGTTTTCTTTTTTATCTACTGAGACACACTCTTCTACTTTTTTCCACGGACATATGTTATTTGTTTCCTAACTGGCAAAAAAGGCACAATAGCAAACATACATAACCATAAACAATGAATAAAAGATTAGAGAACGACAATAGATGGTAATTCTTTCAAGAAAACTTGAGCTCCGTTCACACACGGTATGCTCTAAATGATAGTAAGGAAAACGAACAATTTTACTATCTTGAACAAAAAACGAGGTGCTCTCACATCAGAAGGTTCTTAATCAAAATTTCTAGATGTAGTTTTAGGTGAATCGAAGACATCATAAAGTGATGCATCTTCAGAGACACTAGGAACATCAATCTAGAAATTAAAAAACACTTAATTTCTATAATGTAAAAGCTCTGAGACTGTAAGTTCACGTTAAATTCCATGTACTTTACATCTCTACTTCTCTTATCTTTGGACTCGACTCGCTTTACTTCGCTATTATTAAGTTGTTGCTTAATTCATAGTGATATGGAGGTCCTTTAATTTGCAGCCAAATGGTAAAGCTGACAAGATTCCGGTCGCTTCCACTCCGGTATTTGGTAAAACCTACGGCAATAACAATTCTTCATCAAGATAAGATCTCCAAGCTTAGATTTCAGCCACCTATACAGATGGGTTACTCTCCTCGTCCTGGTTTAACACTAATCCTTCCGGTCATCATTAATACATCCCCTGGTCGAGATTGAATGTATAAATGTGGCCATAGAAGGGAAAAGGGGGATAAACACTACCAAAATCTCGCGATCTCTAGCATTGGGTTCACCATATTTTGTTAAAATGAACCTCCCTAAGAAAACATTATATTTTCAATCTATTATCTCTCCGAATTGCTAATGAGCACAGTCTTACGATGCTCACTTACCTGCTCCTCCATACCAGTCTTTACGGACGTTCCACCCCCATAAAACTATTATCATCTTGTGGGTGATAACGTTTGAAGAGTGCGGCCGCGCTGATTTACAGAAGAGTCTGACGAATATCCCCAGCAGGGCCCCTCGTACTAACAGGATA